CAAGGCTCGTAGACTTGAAAATCAAGATCCGGATACGAACAAATTACCCACGGCTTTTGATGTAATTCAATTTGAATCAGATCAAGTTCCGAAGCTTTTGTTGTTCCATCTGGATGAGAGTGCACATAAGCTAAGATTTCGCCTTGATCTTCAGCACTTGCCAAGTCTTCGGGATGTATTTCAAACTGATCAGATTGTTCAGCGATATTGCGACAAGGAATATATTGCTTTTCGACAATCACCCCACAGCTTTCATGCGGGTAACATGCATCAGCATGGGCCATAATGGCTTTTTTAATTTTTGCTGTCAGTTTCATAAGACCTCACAACATGCTTGAAGCTGGGAATCCGCCAAAGGGTAAAGGCTTGTTTTTACTAAATCGACATTCACAACCAGACAATCTGTATGAGCAACGATCTAAAGCAGGATTGTCTGTAGGCTCATCTTTCTCGGTAAACATTGCTGCCCCGGTGTAACCACACTCTTCCCCGCGATATTCCCAACTACAATAAGAAGTAATTTGACGTACAGGAATTTTCAAACCTTCAAAATCAATTGGATTTGAAAGTTCAAAAGTAACCTGCTGGGCATTTTCCGATGTTTTCTGCTCTATAAACCAAGTTTGTTCTTTAGACTCATTCGATGCTGAAGGATTGCCTGCTGTGAAGTTTTCGGCATCTAGATATTTAGCCAAAGTAGTAATAACTTTTAGCTTTGCACCTGCAAAATCTTTAAATTGCAGACAATAAGCAGAAACAGCATGTTGAATGCCGTTAATGTTATTTGCCATTGTTAAAGTTGGCGCTGAAGCTTTACCAGTTGAACTCATTTCAAGGCCACTTACTTCGAGTGCCATTGGCTCAAAAACCTGACCTTGCCAGATAATATTGCGGTTCCAAACTTTTTGATCACCGGTATCAAAAATCTTTCCAATGCTGCCAGAGTCGGCACCGATCAATCCTTCAGATCCAATGGATGAGTAAATTTTTTCCCAATCTTGAAAAGAAATATGCCCGTGAAAACGCAAGATGCCAGCACCTAAGCTGCTGGCATCTAGTTCATACAAATGAATTAATCCATCAACATACAGCTTCTGGAAATCACTATTCAGGGTCATAAGTCACCTCGTCATAGATTGGATTTCCATCTTTGTCTAAGACTGGCACCTCGTCATAGATTGGATTTCCATCACTATCAACTGCTTGAACCCATTCAAAAACTGGCTCACCATTTTCATTAATGACTGGTTGATTCGCCAAAATAGGCGTACCGTTTTGATCTGTTTGAATGTGAGTTACTGGCTTTTTATAATTCTTGCCATCCACAATTACAGCTTTTCCTTCATCATCAAATAAATCTTCGTATTTAGTGATATAGGTCAATTGCGGTGCATATTTTACTTGCTGGACCATACGCGGTTGTTTTTCAGTACGTGGAATTTTTCTGACGATTGTCTTCTTGATACTGTTTAAACGAATATCAATCCAGCGCGGCTCACCGTTTGCGTTATTTGGGATATCAATTGGTGCATCGAGATTCGCAACAATATCGCCCTCATCATTTAGCTTTTTCTTGAATGTCTTAATTTCAAGATCACCATTTTCCAATGTCTGATATTCAACTGCACAAATCTTATTGCCATGAGTGTCTGTAGGAATTTCAATCCACCAGCCTTCTTTAGCGAATCCAGAAGAACCTTTAACTAAATAATGACCAATACCCAACTTCTCAAAAGCAAGAGGTTGTTCAGCGGCTTCATCGTTAGGTTCAATTTTATCTGCAAATAGCTTAACAATCGGAGATGCTGACTTGATGAAACCATTTGCATCCACTGTTGTATTTTTTGACGACAAAATTTTACGCCACGGCTGAAACGTATTTACATTCCAGTTTATAGACCTGACATACATTTCGGAGTTATGTGTTATGCTTAATTGTGCACAAGCATCAGTTGAATCGTTAATATCTAAATTAATAATTGCCTGAGAATCGTTGTCTGGATAGTCTCCAGCACTTGAAATATTATTACCATTATTTTGCCAATAAAAGGCATTACCACCTCCTCTCAATGTTGATAATTTTTGACTACCTAATCGAATTGACTTTCCAACTCCAAATGCACCGACTTCCATCACATTCCCAGCAGCAGTACCTACATAACGACTTGCTGCATGAGTGTTGTTCGTAAAGTTTTCATTCATTTTTGCGCCAGTTGAGCGGAATGTATCACCGCCTGCGCCAGTAGGTGCCGTACCTAGATTTACTGTTTGAATTGTCATTTTCTTACTCGCATAAAAAAGCCCCTAAAAAGGGGCTTTGAAGAGATTTAAAGTTAAGGGTAAAAAACTTGGGTGAATGTTGTTGAGATTTGCCAAACATCACCGCCCAAACAGCGTGGTTGATATTCACCTGTTTTAACTCGAACCTCACCGTCTAAAGGCGAATCCCAAAGGAACGAGTCCGCTCCCTTGTGCTGATCGAAGAACGCTTTGATTTGCATAATTTCGGCTTTGTAAGCCGTTCTTTGATAAGTCCATTCACCAGCTCGGTTATTGATACCTACAGCAATGTTTTGCTCATACCCATCACCAAACTTAGATGACAAAGTATTAAACCGCTGAGTATTACTATTGCCATCTAAGTCGCACTTGAAAGTGAATTTACGATTACTCATCTTTTTTTGACCACTCAACTTTCATACTAACCGGACTATCTTTAAAACGTTTTTTGCAATTTTCTAGATCCTTCGTATCTTGATCTGGAGCCAATAAACCTGCCCGCCTACTTTCACGAACTGCCCATTCTTTTACATGTTTGTTTAGTAGCTCTGCAGCTTTAGAACTCTTAGATTGTTTTTTAAAAATGAGGGTGAATGACAATCCAAAGACGAAACCCGTTGCATATTCAATTAGATTAAAATCAATTAAATTTGCACTTATGTAGAAAACTACAGCAATCAATAAAGCAAGCAGAAAAGTCATAATGTACTTTTTCACTTTTGTACTCCCATTAAAAAACCCACTCAAGAGAGTGGGTTTATTTGGTTTTAAGTGGTTAAATTTAGGTATTAACGTCTCACTAGATTAAACAAGACACCACCTTGGCGGCTTTCACGTCTAGCCCATGCGTCCATTGCATTATTCAGAGATTCAGCAATTTGCTTTTGCCCTTGTGTATTGACGCTTGCAGATCCATCAGCAAACGTAATTTGCTGACTAATTTGCACATTGCCCTCATTAGACCCGTTTTGACGATTATTTAAATAATTCGTCAAATCTTTGTTCTGTTGAGGGTTTAATACACGTTCACCACCATCTAAAAGCCATGTACCTTCACGCGGGATATTATCTATACCGTTGTGGGCCATACCTTGGATCGTTTGAGCTGCCATGATACCAACTGAAGCGTAACCTGTTGCCCTAACAACTCCAGCCAAAACACTTCCATAAGCGCCACCTTGTGCCAGTGCTTTTGTAGCCCCCTCTTCCGTGTTAACAATTGCTTGAGCTATTGAAGCAGCCTTAGAGGCAAAGAACATAGTTTTGTAAAGTGCATTTGACTTCCCAACACTTTGCTCTAATAGTGCGGTCATGTCTGAAAAGACCTGCCCAGTCATTCCAGCAATTTGCGAATAAACTTGCATCTTGGTTTCAAAATTCTGTTGATCCAAATCACGCTCTTTTTGTGCGTATTCTGCATCAAGTGCGGCTTTCGATTGCAAATACTGCTCATGTGCATTTAGAAGCTCTTGTTTTCTAGTTACTTCAGATTCCAGAAAAATACTGTTGTCGGCTTTTGCATTTATCCCAGATACCTGATCATCATATGCCTGTTTTAAACCACCATAATCTGAAGAATATTGATTTTGCAAATTAAACTTTGAAAACTCTTCAGGATTAAGTCTATTAAATAGAGATTGAGCAGAGTTCTGACCAACTTGAAAGACGCTGTCAGAAGCTTGGTTTAAAGTTTCAAAAATTGCATAATCCTTAGATTTTGCCATCTCTTCGCGAACACGTTTACTTAAACTATAAGTTTGAAGTATTTCTTCACGTTCACGTTGGTAACGCTTCACAACAATTTCAGTCTGATTTAGATAACCCTCAAACGCCGACTGAATTTGTGCATCTTCTTCGCGTTTTACGGCAGCAATTTCAACTTGTTTTTGACGCTCAAGAGCAGCTTTAATCTCTAAAGCTTTTTTCGATTTCCCGTACTCATACTCGGCATTAGAGTCGATTAACTCTTTTTGTCGATCAAAGTTTTGTTTAATCTGCTTGATTCGATCAGTTTCAAAAGCAAAGTATTGGTTGTACTCTTCCTTTTTATCAGACTCAAGTTTTGCAATTTGAGCGGCATATAGGGCATTTTCCTTATCAATCATCTCCTTAAGATGCGGTGTACCAGCGTACGCAAGTGTGATCTTATCAATATTATCTTGATGCTCCTTTGCAAGTCGTTGAGCTTCAGTGTAATACCGTGCGTTAACTTCTTTTCTTGCCTCATCAATAGCCTGTTGAGACTCGGCAGCTTTGTTGATTAATTCAAGTTGATCTGCCTGAGTAGGCATTAAAATTGAATTATCTACAGTAGATTTCCCAGATACTCCAGCGAACCATTTTTGGAAACCCGGTACGTAACCAGCAACCTCTTTGCGCTTGCTATCTGATAGACCACCTTTCAAATAGGTTCTTAAG